TCCCTTGATCAAGCTCTTAGGCATTACGCCGAGTGGATTGAATAGTTCATCCGACAGTGAAATCCGGGTCTTCTACGACTATGTGCATGCGATGCAGGAAGCCTTATTCACCGATCCACTGGAAATCATCCTCAAGGTGATCCAACTGGATCTATTTGGCGAGATCGACAGCAACATCACCTTTGACTATGAGCCTTTGTATGAGTTGGATGGAGAAGCACTGGCACGGGTCCGTAAGAGTGATGCGGATACGGCGCAGGTGCTGATCCATGGCGGGGTTATCTCGGCGGGTGAGGAGCGCTTAAGGCTGGTGGGTGATCCGAATTCGGGCTATCAGGGGCTGGATGGGGCGCTGCCGCAGATGGGTCAGGATGCGGAGTTTGTAGAGGAGGATCATCCACGTAAGTCGAATGGTCAGTTTACCTTTAAGGGCAATGTGACTGAGACGGGTGGTGGGTCTAGTGATCCTGTGGGTTCGGCAACTATGCAGAACAGTGTATCCCATCCGATGTCAGAAGCTGCGAATTTGCAGGCGCGTAAAGACTATATCACTGAGCAGATTAAACTTGAGCTTGCGGAGCAGGAACGACAAGAGCAGATCTCCAATCCACAACTGATGACTATTGCAGGAGGCGGAGGACCGGCAGCATACAGCCGTGCGATACCGATTCCGTTCAATGCGAAAGTCGAGTCGATATTCAATGCTGCAGCAGATTTCTTTAATCTGATGGGCAATGTGCCTGAGAATATAGAAGCCATGAAGCAGCTCAATCGACTGCAGCAGACAGATTTCCTAGATGAGCAACGGAGGGCGCTGGTCAAGGCAGGTGTGAAAATGCCGATAGACTATGAATACCTTTGGGGCCCTGACGGCAAACTGTATATTGATGTTGAAAATACGCAAAAAAGCTATCAGCGATACTATGAGGAGTTTCTACAGGATCAGCGCCTACGCGAAACGTATGGTCAGGATTATAAGAGCATGCGCATCGGCAAGTCGCGTATGACCGTGCAGGCGTTTGAGCAGAAGGTCTTTGAGCTGCATCAAGAGGCAACGGATAGGGCTTTTGATGAAGGAGAGAAGCGCATCGCGACAAAAAAACTACCTGTAAAGAAAAGTTACGCCCTCACATTGGGTGCTTTTATTGATGACCAGGTACGCAAGATTCTCCGAAATTTTGCAAAGTCTGAGGGCATCGCGGATGATGCCAAGTCCAATATCTGGGCGATCAACCGGCGGATGAAGAATTCTTCAGTGGATGATTATGGCATTCCGGATAATCGGATTGGCTACAATCTGTACTACGATACGACGCTGGCACGCAAGAGTGCGCAAACACCACAGTTGATCAAATGGAATGCCATTCGACCGGGTGTACAAGTCATCATACGGCCAACCCAGTTGGGTGGATCATACGTGATCCCCATGAGTTCTTATACTCAGCCATCAAACACCATATCGAATGTGCAATCTAATCAGATGATGAATGGAAGAAGGAGTTACTAAATGTCATTAAGTGAGAAATTAGCAGATTTCGCTGGAAGTATTTCTATTGCGATCACGGATGCTCCAGATGGTTATCCTGAATGGACATATACAAGTTACGAGCAGAACATGGCCGAAATTCGTGAAGAGTGGGCTTATATTAAGCCGCGCTTGAAGCGGGATCTCGAGCAGGTGGCATTCATTGATCAGAAGCTGGCAGAGATGTTTCAGGCATATGATGCGGGGGACAAAGAGGCAGGAGAAGCGGCTGCTTTGGCGATATACAATCTGGAAGTCAAAAAACTGCGTTGATTGCGGTGTGGATTGATCGCAATACGGTCGAGATATCAGCCATCTCGATGTATGACTAGATCACCTGCTTTTTTAGAAAAAGAAGTCACTACAATGTTTTTAAGTAAAAAGTTAGTGGATTTTGTTGGGGGTGCTTCTATCGCGCTTAGTGATGTATCAGATGAGTATCCTGAGAGGATACCGCTTACGAGTAGTATGTAGCCGATATTTGAGAGTCGGTTATAGTGTCTCGTCCTGAAATAGGTTGGCAGTTTTTAGGGTAAAGGCCTGATTTGAGCCCGATGCGAAAGCGTCGGGCTTTTTTGTGCCTGCTGATCCTAATGCTACAGCCTTGTTTGTTTTGCCCATAACCGCCCATCGAGGCGGTTTTTTATTGTCTAAACCTTGGGCCTTGCGGCCTGCCGGAATGCTTATGACGATCTTAAACAAATTCCTGAGTAAATTACTTTGGCGGGACAATCATGTCCGTAAGAAGCATGACCTCAAGCCTGCTTCGGACGAAGGGTCCATCCGTATTTCACCCCATATCAGCCCACGCGCAATCGATGGCGTGTCGGCACAGGCTATTGAGGCCCATTTCTATGCACCCGAACTGCCTCTGGGCGTGATCCCGGCTGGTTTCGCCAAGTCGAATCAGGGGATGGCTCTCGATGCGGCGAATAATCGCTGCTATGACTATGCCAATAGTTTTTATGCCGAGATGAATAGCTTTATCGGCTATGGCACCTTGTCCGAGATGGCGACACGCTCGGAGTATCGCGCACCCACCACTACGCTTGCCGTCGAGATGACGCGTAAATGGATCAAGATCAAGACCACAGGACAAGGTGTAGATCGCAGCAAGATCACCGCCATCGAGCAAGCTTTCATTAAACATCGCGTGCAAGACCTGATGCGCAAAGCCGCCGAGCAGGATGGCTTCTTTGGTCGGGCGCAGATCTTTATCGACATCAAGGGGCAGGAGAACAAACAAGACCTGCCACTCCTGATCGGGCCTGAGTCTATCCAAAAAGGGACGTTGAAAGGCTTTAAAAACGTCGAAGCCATCTGGACCTCGCCAGTCGAATACAACGCGATTGATCCCACCGATAAATGGTTCTTTAATCCCAAATCGTGGTTTGTGATGGGTAAGCAGGTACATAGCGACCGTCTGCTCACCCTGATCTCGCATCCCTTGCCCGATGTGCTGAAGCCGGCCTTTAACTTCGGCGGTATCAGCATGTCGCAGCTACTAATGCCTTATGTCGAGCGCTTCCTGCGTACCAGTGAGTCGATCAGCGACCTCGTGCATAGTTTCTCGATCACGGGGATCAAGACCGATCTGCAAGCGACGCTGGCAGGCGGTAATGGCGATGACCTGATTCGTCGCGCCGAACTCTTTAACAAGACCCGCGACAATCGTGGCCTGATGATCCTCAATCACGACACCGAGGAGTTCTTTCAGCACAGCACTCCCTTATCCGGTCTGGACAAACTGCAGGCGCAGGCACAGGAGCAGATGGCGGCACCCTGTCATATTCCCTTGATCAAGCTCTTAGGCATTACGCCGAGTGGATTGAATAGTTCATCCGACAGTGAAATCCGGGTCTTCTACGACTATGTGCATGCGATGCAGGAAGCCTTATTCACCGATCCACTAGAAATCATCCTCAAGGTGATCCAACTCGATCTGTTTGGTGAGATCGATAGCAATATCACCTTTGATTATGAGCCGCTGTATGAGCTGGATGGTGAGGCATTGGCACGGGTGCGTAAGAGTGATGCGGATACGGCGCAGGTGTTGATCCATGGCGGGGTGATTTCGGCAGCCGAAGAACGCTTGCGTCTGGTGGGTGATCCGAATTCAGGTTATCAGGGGTTGGATGGGGCGCTGCCTGCGCCGCAGATGGGGCAGGATGCGGAGTTTGTAGAGGAGGATCATCCGCGTCTGGGCAATGGGCGCTTTACCTTTAAAGGCAATGGTGTACCTGCCCAGACGCCAGCGCAGAAGCCTGATCTGCCTAAAGTCTTACCGGATACTCCACAGAAGGCGCATGCGCTGGCGACCCATTTGGTCGATACGCTGGTCAATCAGGCAAAGCAGGAGTTTTGGTCGAGTCAGACAGGGCAAGCCCTCAAGAACACCGGCGAGCTATTGGGTGGTGGCGCTGCGGCCTTGGCGACGGGGCATTATGATCCAGAGTATTTCCATGAGCGTCGGGATGCGCTGGTCAATCAAGCGAAACAGGAGTTTTTATCGCATCCGTCTGGGCAAGCGCTCAAGAATATTGGCGAGCTAGTGGGCGGCGGTGCGGCGGCACTGGTGTCGGGGCATTATGATCCGGAATATTTCCGTGAGCGTCGAGATGCGCTGATCGATCTGGCGAAGCAGGAGTTTTTGTCGAATCCCTATGTGAGCACGCTTAAGAATACCGGTGAGGTCTTGGGTGGTGGTGCGGCGGCGCTGGCGACAGGGCAAGCTGATCCGGAGTTTTTCCGTGAGCATCGGGATGCGCTGATCGGGGATCTGGCGGGGCTGATCCAGAAGCGGTTTGCACCGGCTGAGCGTGCAGGGACTAAGGTGGAGATGGCGGCTCCGCCGAAACCGAAGCTGCCCCAAACAGCTCAGGTGCCTAAGCCTGCAGCCAGTCCGCATGCTGCTGTAGCACCTCAAACATCCCAAGCTGCTAGTAACGCGACATCACCTAAGACCAAACCGATCTACAAGCTGACTCAAAATGCGCTCCCTAAGTCACCTTTCGCAGACCAACAAGTGATGTCTCCTGAGGCTCAGAAGGCGGCGAATTTGGCGGCATCAAAAGTAGTCGGTAAGGTGACAGCGCCGATACGCTTTGATGAGCACATCATTAGTGGTGAAGTATCTAAGGGTGGGAAGAAGGTCACAGGCGGTCATTCGAAACTTACCAATGTGAGAGTTGTACAAGTGGTCAAAGGGCCTAATAGACATGGTGTCTATAAAGCCAAAATAGAAGTTGAAGATCCACACAGTCCTGGTAAGTTTTTGCCTAAGACCAATGGAAAAGGTATTTCTAGCCTATTTCCTGCTTCGTGGAGTAAAGATCGTATCAAGGTCGAGGTCGATGAGGCATATAAAAACCGAACTATTGTAAAAGGGAAGAACGGTAGCAGTATGTGGAAAGGTGTAACGCCCAGTGGCGTTCATGTTGAAGGATATATTTCAGGCCATCATGCTACAGTCTATCCAGTGTTGGAGAAAATATAAATGAAAGCAAGATTTGAATGGCTTCAAAAATGGTCTTGGGATGATGATGTACTGAGACCTGATTGCGCGTTTGTGGGTGAGCCTGCTGGTTTTAAGGGGTGTTTGCAATGGGTTTTGACGGATCATGGTGGTGATCCTGATTTCCCTTATCTTGAATGGGCTGAAGAGGGTCTGCAGAAGCTGGAGTCTGTAAGACGGGGAGAGGTTCCTGAGGAAGATTGGTCTTCTAATTCATGGAGTTGTGATATCACCCCTCATCAGGTCAACTGTTATTTTACATTTCTGGATGACAGTGAAATTGAGAAGGAAGGTGATGTTATGTCGATCAAGGGAGTAGAGGCGATGTTAAAGGCGTGGATCACTTTCTTGCGTAAAGGCCCGGATTTAAATCGTGTCGAGGAGATCGAGGTGCATCTGACTTAGTCTGGGACAGGGATCGTATAGAGATGTGGTCTAAACATATCGTGATGTAGAAAGCCTCGCGCAATGTGGGGCTTTTTTATGATTGGGTGTCGTCTGAAGCGAAAAATTGTTGACGAGGATAGCGGTATCTAGGAATGGTCTGAACAATTCTAAGACAAACTGAAATCGACCTAATTGCCCCTCT